TTTATAAGATTTTATAGCATTTTTTATATAAATTAAACAAACTTGTTTAATTTGTTCTCTATAAGCTTTTGCTTGCGCTGTAACGTGTGGTTCGTTGTCTTCTGAATAGCCAACTATTTTTTCAGTTAATCTTTCTGCCCAAAATTCTGGAGGGTGCCCACCGAAATTTGATGTCTTTGTTTCTACTATGCCTAACTGAGGCATTCCATCTGGAGTTATTTTCATTACCATTTTTTTGGTTCGTTATGACTTTCTTCTATTATCTCTTTTAATTCTATTTCTGCTTTACCGTCTTCTCTGCCTACTAATAGAGGTTGAGGAGAATATTTTTTATTTACCATATCACTTTTTTTTCTAACCTTTAATTGTTGTTTTTCAGAATCATAATCAACAATTAAAGGGTCTGCTAATCTATGATACCCATAAAGTTTTTCTTCTGGCGCCACTGCTGTATCTAATAAATAACTAGAGGCCGCTACTCCTATTTCTATACCAACATTCATACAATTAGTTAGCCAATATTCACAACAAGCTCTACCAGCTTCGGCAAAATATAAATTACCTTTGTAACCAAAATCTATACCAAACAAATGCAAAGAGCCAACTTTGTGCCAGTAAGCAAAAGCTATTGCGTAAGCAACCGTATTGTTTAAATAAGAAGAATTGTTTTCTGCCACTATTTTTTCAATTGGGTATTCAACTAACCCTGGACAACGATCATCTAGTTCACATGTGTAGATAGGACCTTGATGAGTTAATAAAACTTCTTTCATACCGTTGGTTTGTAGCCCAGCATCATCACTATCTAAAAATCTAGAAGCTGGGTCCATCATAAAAACTCTGTCATGTTTAATCACATTGGCTACAGCATTGATTACCCATATTTCATCAAACTGTTCGCCATTAGATCTAGCTAGCGCAAAGTCAAACCAACTTTTACCCAAGCCAACTAAAGCTATTTTTTTACCTTGAAGTTCTTGAATCTTCTCCATTTTTTTTCTTTAAGTTACATTTGTTCTTAGTGCGTCAGCTCTGTATTCATCTCTTCTGCTTCTGCCCTCTGCTCTATTTTTAAGTCTTGCTATTTCTTCCATAAATCTTTTTTCGTATTGAGCTAATATGTCTGGCTCTCCTTTTAAAAAAGTATAGGCCTCAACTAAAGATCCATAAAGTAAAGCGCTTCTTGCATTGGTAGAGACCCAAGTCGTGCCACTTCCAGAACCAGATGTTAAAGAAGCTGGTTTATAGAGATAACTTAATTCAACAGAATAACCTAAATCTGGTACTGGGCTTACTGTTATGGTAGAGCCGTTGTTAGATGCTGTAGAAAGTTCTTTATCAAAATCAGCGTAATACAAAGGCAATCCTCTTAAATTAGTATCAGTTGGATCTTCTGAATATTCTTGCATAAACGTAGGATGTTTTTTTAAAAGATAATGATAGTCGCCACCTGAGTCTATTACTGATAAAGAAAAGCTAGATATATAATCAGATGGTGCGGTTAAAAATCTATTACCAGTTGTAAGAGTACCGCTTACATTTTTTCTAAAAAAATCAAACTCTACTAAATCAAATATTCTTTCTTCTGCATTTTTAATAAAGTCTGCAATAGTATTAACAAAAGTAGTTTCTGTGCTATCACAAAAGTTTTTAATTAAATCTTGTAGCTGCGTATAAGTCATAATTAAATTATATCAAACTAAGGAGTGTTTGCTTGACCTCCCATACCAGAATGATTAGTACAGTAATAATAAAGGGTCGGAGCTCCAACTGCCACTGTTATTTGAGTGTATGCTCCAGAGCTTCCAGGGGTACCGCTAGTAGTAACACCAGTTGTATATTCAGAACCGCCTCCGTGTGTGCCATCAGAAGTTGTTGAAAATCTTAATGGATGTCCGCTATTACTAGAGTTTGATTGATCAAATCTGTATGTACTGCCTTCAGATAAACTTAAAGTTGGATAAACAACACCATTTACATAATACCTATTCGCTCCTAAATAAGAAGAAACTATTATTGTGTAAACAGTATCAGAACTAACAACAGTAGGACTACCTAATGCTGACGTGCCTTCTTGACCAGTAACTGAAACACTTTCAGATATGTTTCCAGTAACTGTTACAGTTCCTAAAAATGCTGTAACAAGTTGAGAGGCTAAAGTTTCTGAAAGAGAATTATCATTTTCAATAACACTAACCGAACCGATATTAGAAGATAGCTTTGCTAATTCAAATTTGCTAGGAATAGTACTAGACAACATAGAAAAGTTTTTTGTTATGCTTGGTGCAGTTACAACAACAAAACCAGTCCCGCCATCTTCTGTTCTATCTGGTCTAGGATTGAATAAAGCTTCTGGATCAGCTGCATGAGTTCTTGGTTCTAATTGAGGGTGTTTTGGGCTCCATTGATCAGGACCCACTAATAAGCCGTCCCAAGTTCTTTTCATATCTTTTAGTTTGTATCTAAACCCAGATATGTCGCATATTCCGTATGCTTGTTTACCTTTTGCGTAAGCCATTATTAACTTTGTGAAGGATTGATTCTAAAAGATGCTCGATCTCCATCTTCATCAGCAGCTCTTCTAAATTCTTCTTCGTATATTATTTTTAATTGTTCTGTTAATTGTGGGTTTCTTTTCATAGATAAGTAGTACGCCAAGCCAGCTACAAAACAAGGATAAAATCTAAATGGTAAATCCATAGTGTTGGTTGCTTTGTCAGCATCATCCATTCTTACCATTTTATTAAAAACTAAAATATCTGTAGAATTTTCTGGGGCTGGCCATACTTTTAAAACCGGGGTATTTTGTTTATCTAAAAAATATTGATTAGGTCTAGCTTTGGTTCCTTTAGTTGGAATGTTTATGTATTCACTTCTACTTACTCTAGACATTTGTGTATCAGTAGTAGTTGAGCCTTCGGTTCTTCTTAACACTACATCTAAAACATCTATAACGCTAGAATCTAAAGTATATTCTCTAGTGCCCTCAGTAACTGTTTGTGTGGCCTCAGATATTGTCCATTGATTTAATCCTCTGTTAGCCCACTCAGCTAACATAAGATTAATAGATCTTCTTGCAGATTTTAAATCATATCCAGTTCTTAACTCTAACCCACATCTTTCATAAGCTTCTTCAATAAACTCTGCGACATTTGGTTCAAAGTCTGTACTGTTTGATGTTGCCATGTTTAATCCTCATCACTATATAAATTATTAAAAGTTATCCTAGGATCTAAATAACTTTCATGACCTTCAGCAGAATGCAGATGCTGTGAAGGAGTAAAATCAGGTGCTCCTTCGCCAGTTCTCCACAAAGCTGGGCTAGTTGCTCTAACTCTATTGTTAGGAAGTGCAACTATATTACCAGTCCACTTTCCAGCGTCTGTTAAATATATCACATGTGATTGCTTATGTTGAGCAGGATCATCTGCTATCTCATGGTCTGTGTAATCTACAGTAAATAAATATTTACCTTGATAAAATTTATTATCGATCTTACACATCCATGGCGAAGAACTTACTCTATCCATAGTTATGATTGAATGATGTCTAGATTCACAATCCCATGGTTGACACAAATGATCTTCCATAGGTTCTGGCCATTCATCTAAAGGTACATCAGCTACTAATGCTTGAATAGGCATTCTTGCCCACATAGCACCGCCGTGAATATTGCCTTCTTTCCAATCCTCGTCATCTATCTCGCACCCGGTAAAGACAACTTGAAAGCTCAGTGATCTATCAGGGATAGTATTTACGGCTATTGCTAGCGCATGTAAATACTCTCCATGATAGCGTAAATGATTACATGTGAACTCTCTTCTGACCCAACATTTAAAGTATGGGACATTGCTCATCAAATATGGCATTTATACCTCAATCTTCTTTTTATTTATTTTTTAGCAGCGCCGCCTCTACTGTAACCTTTAGTTGCTTTACCACCAGCTCTGTAGCCTTTGGTTTTTTTCATCATACCGCCGCTACGATAGCCTTTAGTTTTTTTAGCCATGCCGCCTTTGCCATAGCCTTTAGTTTTTTTATAAACCATTTAATGCTCCTTATTAACCTGTAAAAAATATAGTCACTCTATCTATGTTAGATAAAGTTGCATGTATGCCACTAGAAAACAATACGCCATTGTCTGGAATATTTAATGTTTCTGTAGTGTCAGCATTCACGGGCAACACCAACAGTGTTGCTCCTGAACTAGTATTTTTAAAAGTAACTGTGCCATCTGAAGCTCCACCTGAAACTACAAAACCGCGAAGTCTTGAACGATTAGTGGTCATGTCGCCAGTTGAAGTTACAGAAGCTGTTATAACATCAGAAGTTGCCATAGTTAGCTCCTATTATGCAGTTGGTGAGTCAGACGCGATTCCAAAGAATTTTAATGCGATTACTCCACCAGCTCCTGCTGTTCCAGAAATAACTACTTCCACTTCATCAGCTGTTTCAGTAGCTGCAGTTGTAGTACCACCAGACATACCTAAAACTCCGTTACAAGGGAAGAACCCTTTGAAACCAGTTGAGTTAATAGCTATTGAGATTCCATCTACAAAACCATCAGTATCTGCATCAGTACCAATATCTACTAAATTTACTGCGTTAGCAGCGGCACCAGTTACAGTTATCGCTACACCCATTGGAATAAAGTTTGATGGTATTCCAATAGAAGCTTCTTTGTGAGAAGTTCCAGAAGCAGCAATTGTAATAGAAGTGCTGTAAGTTGACATAGTCATTTCATTAGTTAATCCGCCAGTTGTGCTATCTTTGATAATAGTTTTAAAACCATTCTCAGATCTAACTGGACCGTTAAAAGTTGAGTTTGCCATTTTTTACCTCCGTAGTGTTACTGTCTTGGCGAGTCTGCTAGGTCAGTCAGTAACGGAAAATTAATCCTAGTTGTCATAGGATAGCAATTTTTCTGCCAAAAAAAAAGGCATCCGTCGATGCCTTTCTTTTATCCCTTGAGTTAAAAAGTGGGATTTACTTCTTATAAATCAGTACTAAGATTAAGCTCCTTTAGATCCGTAAACTGCTCTTGGGTTAGAGAAACCAAATGAATATCTTTCTCTAGCCTTGAAACGCATATTACCAGTATCAAAATCACCTTCCATTGCAGTTGACAAAGGAGTTCTTTCAAAATGTTTAAACCCATCTGGGCAATCAGTTTTGAGGAAGAACGCATCTGTATCTGTCAAGAAGTGATTTACAACATAGCCATCAGGTAACATTCCCATGTTTCTAATAGCATTAATATCGTTATCAGCAGTACTTACTCTACCAGGTGTTTGTAACAGTCTATCAGCAACGAACTGTAGATTTGTAGGAACGATTAATTTCATACCTTGAAGAGCCAAGATCATGTCTCGGTCATCTTTAAAGTTAGCAATATCGATCAACGCCGCTTCTAATGAAGTTTCGTTCAAATCAGCATCAGTGCTAGGTTCGTTTGCAAAAGTTCCGCCGCTTGCTAATGGGTGATCAGTAGCACAAAGCTCCTTCCCATCACCACCAGTAAAGCTTGAGTTAAAAGCGTTATTTAATACAGAAGCAGCTTTAACTTGCTTAGTGTGAGCCATACTTCTAGCTAATGCTTTAGTATATCTCGCGCCAAGTTTGTCATACAAATTATCTTCGATAGCTTCTTCAGTCAAAGCAAATGCTAATGCAATTGTTTCGTGAGAGTATCGAGCAGTGTATGACTCCATTGCTGTATCAAAATTTACGCCTTGCCCTTCAGCTTTAGTTGGAGCATTTCCGAAACCTACTAGTAATACTTCTTCTTCAAACGCTCTGTCAGAAGATTCAGTATCAAAGATTTCAGCGTGCTCGTTTTCGTACCTGTTGTACTCTAAACCGAAAAGGGCGTTTAATCCTGGTTCTAATTCTTTCGCTAATTGTGCTCTAGAAATTGCCATTATTAAACCTCTACGCTAATCCAGCGCTTTTAGCACCCATAATGTGGTTTTGAATAACCACTACTACGTTTGTGCCTGCGCTAGCTACGTCGGAATTTTCTGGATCTTGTGAAATGTCAATAGCCTTCAAAGGTAAAGTTGCTGTAGTAGCACCAGTTGAAGTATCTAATTGCATATTAGAAGTTCCAGTTTTTGTGTCGCCGACAGGAGATGAATCAACGATATCAAAGTTACCAAACAAATCAGTTACGGGGAAAGCCTCGTCTGATTGAATAGAAAATTGAACCATTGGGTCATCGATAACATTAGCAACAATATCACTAGCAGCAATGCTGCCGGGGTAACTGTTACTAAATACTGTTTCACCACTAGTAGGGTCAGTGTATGAACAGCCATTGAAGACTCCAACAATTGGTACAGTACCAGAGGCAGCATGCCTACCAATAGTTCCCGCAGTAAGTTGAGTTACCAAATCACCTTGGAAAATAGCAGTAGTCGCGCCACTCGCGATTCTGTATTTTTGTTGGCCGCCAGTCCATGATTGTCCACCGACTTTTCTAACAGGGATTAATCCCATTTTAGTAGTTTCGTTTGCCATGTTTTTTCGACTTTAAATTCCAAACTATTAATAAATCAGAGGAAGTTATTTACCCCCTCCACCAAATGTAACCTTGCTTTTCCTTTCCCTAGAGATAGGCATTGCAGGGTTTTCTTCACGCATAAGGTCATTGTCCACTGCCGTCATTTGATTTTGTGTGGCTTGACTAAAATACTCAGATCTTTGTTCGACAATTTCTTTGTCTATTTTGCAGAGTATCAAACCACCCACTCCAATGACGCCCGCGTGACGACCATCATCGACGGTTGGATAATCGTAACCAGGAACTTCTTCTGGTTTCACTGGCTCCCAGCCCTCTCGGAATCTTTTGGAAACATTAGTTCGGTCTTCTTGACCTAACGTCTCGGCTCTTATCCATCGGTAGACCGTACCAGCTGGAGGATCACTAGGAACCTCTAACATGGAAGGCGGCTTCCAAGGAGTCTTAGCCTTTTTTGTTTCCCTAGATTCTTCAGCTCTAGGTGCCCTTTTTTCAGTTTTAGTTTCTTTATTCACGATTTCTGTAACCTCGCTTTTTGTATTGCGTAATCTTTAAATGAAACGCCTAAACGTTTCGCTAGTCTTTGCTCGCTTGGAGAGAGCTCCACTCGATTACTTGGTTTGCGTCCAGTCGATGTAGTGCGTGATGGTGAAGCAACGGTTTGGACGGGTTTTGTAGCTTCCACGTTGTTATCAAACTTATTAGGTATTTCCGACCTAAGTCTGTTATCTAATTCATTGTAATACTCATCTGAGTTTAAATCAAAACCTTCATTAGCTAATTGCTCATGAATAGTAAGGGCCACAGTAGTGGCTACTCGGTCTTGACCGAACCAAGAGTTTTTATTTGCCCATGACTGTGCCTTCGGAGAAGGCTCTGCATATTCTTGAACCTGTTGTGGTTCTGGAAGTGGGCTCTCAACTTCTTGAGTTACCGCTTGGTCATAATCTGCTTCAAACTGGCTCCTTTGTTCAGATGCTTCGATATATTTTTTCTCAGCAATAGCAGTACTCAATAATTCAGTAGCTCTTGCTATAGATTCAGCATCGTTTGCCTCAACAGCCTGTTTGTGAGCTTGTTTAGCTAATTCAATAGTTGAATCAGTTTCGCTCTTACGACTATCAAACATAGTCTTTTCAAAAGATTGTTTGGTCGCTTTTAATTTATTGTTTTCTTCTTCTAGCTGTTTAGCATATTGCACAGCCATAAGTTCGCGTCTTTGAAAATCTTTTGCTTGAGCAACAGCTTTGTTAATTCTGTTTTGTGCATAAGCAGCTTTCTTTTCAACTTCGCCTTTGTCTTTGTTTTCTTCTACTACCTTGTCACTGGTTTCAAAGTTTTCTTGA